CGACACCATGGTATTAGCTCATTTACTAGATGAAAACAGACCTAAAGGATTAAAAGAACTAGGAGTTTACTTTTTTGGTGAGGACGCTGATAAAGAAAAAAAAGAAATGATAGAAAGCATTCAAAAAAACGGCGGTTCTACAACAAAATCTAAATATGAGTTATATAAAGCAGATTCAGAATTAATAGGTAATTATGGAGCTAAAGACGCTATATTAACTTTAAAATTGTATAATAAATTATATCCTCAACTAGAAACTGAAAATTTATATGAATTTTTTAATGAGGAGTCAATGCCTTTACTTCGAAATGTAACTTATGATTTAAATAATACTGGGTTTAAAATAGATGTAAATGCTATGACATCATTAAAGAAGCAATTAGAAGCTGAATGTGCAGAAGCTAAATCATTTATATATAAAGAAATTGAACCGTATATAAAAGAAACTTACCCAGATACAAATAAAAAGAATAAATTTAACATAGGTTCTTCTTCTCAATTAAGTTGGTTAATATTTGGTCAATATGAATTAGAATTTAGTACGCTTACAAAAGAAGGTAAAACAGTTTGTAAACATTTAATAGGTAAATTACCTTATAAAATATCAGATAAAAATAGATTTATAAAAGAATGTTTAGAAAGAAAAGGGGAAGTTTACGCTGTCTCAAAAGGTAAAGATAAAAAAATTAAAGATCCTTGGAGCTACATAGCTTGTGATAAAACTACTCTTAAAAAGTTATCTTCTAAATATAAATGGATAGAAAAATTATTAGAATATCAAAGAAAAACTAAATTATTATCTACGTATATTGACGGTATGACAGAAAGAATGAATTATGGAGTTATATACCCATCATTTAATCAATGTGGCACTACATCAGGCAGGTATTCTAGTACAAACCCTAATTTTCAAAATTTACCTCGTGATGATCAAAGAATTAAAGAATGTATAATACCTAGACCTGGTAATGTATTCGTAGGGGCAGATTATTCTCAATTAGAACCTAGGGTATTTAGCTACATGTCTCAAGATGAGAATTTAATAAAAGTTTTTAATGGTTCAGAAGATTTTTACAGTGCAATTGGAATGAGAGTATACGGTAAAACTGATTGTACCCCTCAAAAAGAAGGTTCTCCAGATGCTTTTGGTATTAAATACAAAAAACTAAGAGATTTATCAAAAGTAATAGCTTTAGCATCAGTTTACGGTGCTACAGCAAATCAGCTATCATCAACTACTGGTAAATCAATTGAAGAAACTCAAGATGATATTGATAATTATTTTGAGCAATTCCCTGGCGTTAAAAACTTTATGTTAGAATCACACGAACAAGCTAAAAAACAAGGATTTGTTTCTAACATATTTGGAAGAAAACGTAGAATGACAGAAGCTAAAAACATTAACTTAATGTACGGTAAATTATCACATAAAGAACTGCCTTATGATGCTAGAAGCTTATTAAATTTATCTACTAATCACAGGGTACAATCAACAGCAGCTAGTATAGTTAATAGGTCAGCTATTAAATTTGTTGAATTTTGCAGACAAGCAGATATAAAAGCAAAAATAGTAGCTCAAGTACATGACGAACTTGTAGTAGAATGTAAAGAAGAAGATGCTGAAAACGTATCTATACTATTACAAGAAGCTATGGAGACCACTATAACGCTACCAGGTGTCCCATTAGAAGCTATTCCTAGAGTAACAAAGAATTTTGCAAAATAACGCTTGACAGTTTGTTTTAAATTGATACAATATATTAAATTATTAAATAAAGGAGTAAACATGATATTAAATACTGAAATAACATTTTCTTTTACTGGGTCTGATAAAAAATTAGATTATGAATTTTCTAAAAGTTCAACAAATCTTCTTGAAAATATTTCAAATGAAGTTCAAGTAGTAGACACTTATTACCATAATCTTTTTCATTTATTAAAATATTGCTTAAGAATAACTTTAAAAGTAAAAAAATTAAATAAAAAATCATTTAAAGCAGCTATTTAAAAAGGTTTAATAAATGAAAAAGATTTTAAAAAGAATTAAAGCTTTGTTACCTTCTAAAATACCTCAAGGAGTTACAGAATTTAATGCTTGGGCAGATGAAATTATTGAAATTTATAATATGCCTAATAATGACAGTATTAGATTTGCATTAGCAACGTCTTTAATGCACTTAGGTCCTACAGAAGCTTACAAACCAAAAGAATATTTTGGTAGAATTTTAATGAAAGGCGCAGCTGGACAAGTAGCTTACGGAATGATACAAGAATTAAAGAAAAAACAAGCAGAAGAACAAGAAGCTGCTGCTAAAAAACTTAAAGAAGAGCAAGAAGCTCTTTTAGCAAAAAGTCAAGAAGACAATGGGCAAATCACAAGCTAATTTTAAACAAATTCAAGATGAATGGTACAAAAAACTCAAGGATGAGGGTTTTGTCGATATAGAAAATAGTATTACCTTAGCCGATGGTAAAAAAGGATACGAAAATTCAGGGCGATCAGGTCCTAATCTTAAAAATAAAACTTCCGAACAATTTCAAGCTACATTATTATATTATCAAAATTGTAGATCTTTTTTAACAAATCACGACTTTACTTGTGAAATAGATAAATTTATATGGTCCCTATATGCAGAAGGTGAACCATATAGAAAAATAAGTGAAGAGTTAAAAAATCAAAAAAACATAAAATTAAATAAAGATTCTGTAAGAAAAATAGTAAAAGAACTTGAAAAAACAATGAACGCTGCTATACTAATTGAACGTCTTACATATGATAAGGAAGTATTTTAAATGATGAAATTTGAAGGTTTATACGACATTAGAGATGCTAATAATGAAGATGTCGCATTTATTACTTCGACATTTTTAAGAGGCATTTACTACGGTGACAGCTGGTTTAGTTTAATACCTAAAGATATTTTTATGGTTCATTACAAACCTATAATAGAAATGTTATTAACAAAATCAGTAATAAAAATTGCTTGTCCTAAAGACGATCCTAGCATAATTATGGGGTATAGCATTTTAAGTGCTGATTATTTAACTATACATTATGTTTACGTTAAAAAACAATTTAGATTATTTGGTATTGCAAGAAGTTTATTACCTAAATACCCAGAGCAAATAACTCATTTAACTGAATTAGGTAGAAAATTAATGAATAAATTTGAAAGTGTAATATTTAACCCTTTTAACATATAACAAGGAGAAATAAAAATGACAGAACAAAATCAACAACCAAGAGCATTAGACGAAATTCAAAAAGAATACGGTGAACTAGTAGGTAGAGCTGGTCAAATTCAATATCAATTATTTGTATTGGATAAAGATTTAAAAACTATTAACGATCGTATTTTAGTAATTAATCACGAAGCTGCTGCTAGAAAAGAATTAGATAAAAAAGCTTCTGAACAAACTCAAGGTTAATATGAGCATTGCAGACATTAAAAAAAGTAAAATTACAGGAGTAAAATTGCATACCACTATATTTATCGGTGGTACTCAATTAGGTCCTACTATTTTATCAAAAGACGGTACTAGAAATTGTTCTTTTAAATTAGATGGTGACATGCTTTTTGTAACTTTAGTAACTAAAAACATTACAACAGCAGTTTCTTTAGCTTCCGTAATTCAAATTGATTATGAATTAGAGGAAAAAGTTGAAAAGAATAGCTAAACCATCAACAGTTATTTTTCAAAAATCAGAGGAGGTTGAAACCCCTCTGGTATCTGATATTTCTATACAAAGACTAATAGATGATAGTCTTTTGATATTATATAGAGAAATTAAACAATTATTGTTTTTATCATCAAAGGGTAAATTACCTCCTGAAAACGCTAGAGATTTACGCGATCATTTAAAATTATTATTTGAATTAAAAAATAGAGAAAACGAAATGTTATCAAAAGTAACAGACGAACAACTAGAACAAATGCTTAAAGAAGGCGGTACAATTGAAACTAACTCATCAACAAACTCAGACGCTAAATAATCTAAGTAAAGAAATTTTTGGTAAATCAAGCTTTTGGTTAAATCAAATAGTTAGAAAAGGATTAGCTGTAGGTAACGGAAGAAGACGTTATTTACACACTTACGAAGAAATATTAGCTGAATTAGAAAGAGTCAAAAAATCAGTAAAAGGATTAACATCTCAAAAAAGAGATGAATTTACATTAATTAAATAATATGGCATTAACATCCAAAACCTCTTTAATAGTAGAGGCAGTAAAAAGAAAAGCACAAGATACAGGTAAAAAAGTTGAACTAAAAGGTGATTTTACAGAACAAAACAAATTTGTTGAAGATAATAGTAAATTTGTAGCTGCTCAATGTTCTCGACGTGCTGGTAAAACAAACGGACTAGCTTTAAGATTTTTTAAAACTTTAGAAAAATACCCTAAAAGTCAGTGCTTATATCTAGGGTTAACAATGGATTCCGCTCGTGAAATTATGTGGCCTGTACTACACGAAATAAATGATAGATATGGTATTGGCTGTACATTTACAGAATCTAAACTAGAAATGAAACACCCAAACGGCGCTAGATTAAAACTAATAGGCGCCGATCTTAAAAACTTTATTAAAAGATTAAGAGGTAGAAGATACCCAGGTGTAGCAATAGATGAGGCACAAGACTTTGGTACGCATTTACAATCATTAGTTGACGATGTATTAACACCTTCTATATCAGATTATGCAGATGGTTGGCTTGCCATGACTGGTACTCCAGGACCCGTACCACAAGGATACTTTTTTGACGTTACTCACGAAGGTAAATTTGGATATTCAGTACATAAATGGACATTAATAGAAAATCCTTTTATGCCTAACCCAGAAGCTTTTATTAATGATTTAATTAAAAAAAGAGAATGGCAACCTGACAACCCTACATTAAGACGTGAGTATAGAAACGAATGGGTTTTAGATGCTCAATCGTTATGGATTAGATACGATGAAAAAACAAATCATTTCAATGATTTACCTAAAGATATTAAATGGAATTATATACTAGGAGTAGATATAGGTTATAATGATGCAGATGCTATTGCAGTATTAGCGTGGTCAGAAAAATCAGATACTACCTATTTAGTAGAAGAGTCAATAAGAGCTAAACAAGGGATTTCTGCATTAGCAGCTCAAATTGAAGAACTTCAAAAAAAATACAATGCTTATAAAATTGTAATGGATGAAGGTGCCCTAGGTAAAAAAATTGCTGAAGATTTAGTTCCAAGATTTGGCGTTCCATTAGTAGCAGCAGATAAATCTAAAAAACAAACAAATGTTGAATTATTAAACGATTCTTTACGACTAGGTAAATTTAAAGCTAATAAAGATTCTAGATTTGCCAAAGATTCGTATTTAGTTCAAATTGATTGGGACAAATCAACACCTAATAAAATTGTAGTTAAAAAGAAGCCTCACTCAGATATTATTGATTCAGTTTTATATGCTTTTAAAGAATCATACGCCTATGCTCATAAATACAATACAGAACCAGAAAAAGGCACCAGAGAATGGTATGAAAAAAACTCAAACAACGACGGTATGTTTGAACAAGCATTAGAACATTTTCAAGAACAACAAGAATACGCAAATTCTTATGAAAAATGGCTAAAAGACGGCTAAAATACGCAAAAAACGACCAAAAATCATCAAATTTAGACAAGGGGTATCATTTATACGAGGTTTATAAATGTTACCATTTCTTAAGAAAAAACAACAAAAACAAGTAGCAGCAATTACTCAACCTGTAAGTTTAGATTACAAATTGGATGAGGAAACTCAAGAAAATGAGCAAGAAAGCTCAGTCGAAGAATTAGGTGAGTTAGCTTTAGAAGCTTGTGCTGAATCATTAATTACAGCAGTAAACAACAAAGATACAAAAGCAGTATCTAAATCATTAAAAAACGCTTTTAAAATACTAGAAATGATGCCTCATGAAGAGGCTGAAGAACAAAACGAACAAAAGGAGTCGTATGAGTGACATAAACGATAAAAAGGATTTATCACTTGGTATTGCTTACGAAATTAGGAAGAGAAATAAAGCAATACAAAAACCAGCATCAGTAGAAACTAAAGAAAATCAAACACCTATTGAACAACCTATAAAAATAACTGGGT